CCTCTTCTTAAGTAAGTTCCTAAATTATAATTATATGATGATGTTAATGTTGATGATTCATATGAAATTAGTTCTTTATCTACTAAACATAAAGTTAATAATTGATCTGCCGCACTTTGTGTTCCAGATAATAATTCTCCATTACTTACAGTTAAATCAACAGAACAAACATTTATTGTATCTGGATCTGTACCTTTATTAAAATTATGACTCAAAATTCCATATCTAGATGGACCAAATTTTCTACTTTGCCATGTATAAGTTATATTATCACTAGAAACATAAATATCACATCCACCCCAATTTGGACCACCAGATAAAGCAGCCCAAATTTCATATCCGCTATCAGTTAAACAACCAGGAGCATTAAATATAATTGGATTATTTACATTTCCTGGATCAACTTGATAATTTGAAGAATATCCTAATCCTGTTTGTCTAGAATAAGAAGTTGTATGACCAACACCTTCTGGAAAACACTCAGCTGTTATAGATAAGATTCCTGCTCCATCATCTAAAATTTGAGTTATTCTAATTGGATATTTATTTAATCCTATTCCAATATCAGTTAGTGTAATAATATCCATCGGTTCTAAATGTCCATATTTAAATGAACTTACTTTAAAATCATAAGTATTTCTAATGTATAAACTTCTTTGTTCTGTTAATTGGGATATATTTGAAGCTATTGATGATTGACAAATACCATGTAAAGTAGGTGTAATATTACATCTTTTAACATATTTATCTATAGCACCTTGATCCATAGATTCAATTATACTTGTATTATAAGAATTAGATCTGTCTAAATATTCAACTTTAACATCATTATTTGCTTGAGCTGGAGATTTTCTATTGACAACAATTGGATCTTGAGAATTATCTCCAATATAATCATCATCATTTAAATCATAAATTGGTGTTATATTTGGAGTCCATGTAATTCCATTTCCTGTAACATCTGTATCTCCATATGGAACAATTAATAATATATCTGAGTTATGCCAAATACAAGTTGAGTTTGAAGAATCTAATATGTTTTGAATTTGTTCCGAAGCATTTTGTTGATCTATAAAAGCTGGGCTTAAAAAGAATCCATTAGCTAAACAATAATTATTATAATTTGTAGAATCTACAGGTAATGAATCATATACACCATAAACATCATTTTGTAATATATCTTTAATAATATCCGCTGGATTTGCATCTTGATTTTTAAATGTATAATTTAAATATATATTATTACCAGCATCTTGAAAATAAAAAGTATAAACTCCATCAAGAACTGAATATTCACCAGATGATGTAATTAAACTAGCTGAGCCAACTTTATTTAAAGGAATTTTTGTAATTGAATTTATAACACTTATGTCTGATATAAAAGTTGAGTAATTTGCAGCATTTATTGTAAACGGTGAAGAAGTAGGAATAATAGAAGCTTCATCATTCATTGTCATTGTATTGCCTAATATTTTTAATCCTTTAATTTCAAATGAAAAATTTGGTAGAGAATTACTTGTTCCTAAAGGATAATTAACACAACAAACATAAGATAATCCAGGATAAGCTACTGAATCAGGAGAAGAATTCCAAGAAGTTTGAGTTAATGTTCCATTATATACAGTTAATCCTAAAAGAGTTGGATTTAAATAAATAGATTTGTTAATCCAAACTTGACCTATTCCAGAAATAGGACCTAATGATAATCCCATCATAAAGTTACAAAAATAATTAGTTGTAGTAGTAGTTGGACCTCCACCTCCGCCTTTTCCTCCAGAACTAGAACTTTGAGTTTGAACATTATTAAAATTTCCTGCATAGATCAGATTACCTGAAATTCTAGTAGTTCCATATATTACAGGAAGAGTCATACCACAACAACTTGATTGTATTCTTAGACCATTATATATAGAATTGTCCATTGATAATGCATCTGAACTTCCACCCATTAATTATATCTCCTATTTTTTACTATAACAATCATTTGCTTTAAAATCTTTATATCTAAATACTTTTTTTAATTTATTACTCCATCTTGATTTTTCTACATCTTCTATACAAACACATCTTGCTTTAGCATCAGAATGTATAATATTTGGCCAATCTAAAATTATTGCAGCATGACTAAAAATTCTACCAAATCTAAATATAATTACATCACCTGGTAAATAAGGTGGTTCTAAAATTTCATGTGAAAATAATTGAATTAATTCTATAAAAAATTCTTCATTTCTATGAAACATAAAATCTTTAGGATAGTGATCTACTTTAATATCTTCAACCAACCCAACATTTTTATATGTTTCTAAAAGATATAATCCACAATCAACTCCTGCTCCTTTAATTCTAGCCTCATGATGCCATTTAGTTCCAAGCCAAGTTTTAGCTTCATCAACAATTTGTTGTCTTAATATTAATTCTTCTTTATTTGTCATATAATTCCTTAATACATTGTTTCTGGTTGTGGAATAAAGTTAAATCCTAAATATTTAGTTTGATTAGAAAATTTATTAACACATGTTGATAACTGTCTATCACATCCTGGATAAATAGTAAAAGAGTCTCCAATTTCTGGTAAATTATCTAATGGAATAATTGTTGTAACAACTCCGTGTGTATTTTTATATAATTTTATTGTTCTACTATCTCCAGTATTATTTCCTGTACTAAAATTAATAACCCCAAGATCATAATAATTATCTGGTCTATTAATATTTGTTGAAAAAGAATTCATACCTAATACAGCAGATGTTATTAATCCACCTACAGTATATGAAGATCTATTTAAAGCACAACCATTTCCATATAATTGCCATACACATCCTGGTTGATAAACTAAAGGAGGCCAAGGAACTTGTAATAATTCAAGAGGACTTTGAACTTTAATTTTAATATAAGATCTTCCTATTTCAAGATCAGAAGTATTTCCTGTAAATAAATTATATCCACCCACAGCAGTTAATGGATTATTCCAATTAGAAAAATAAAGTCTTTCTAATTTAATTTTTGATCCATCTAAAATTCCATTATTTGCTGCTTCTAAAAAACTAATACCACCAATTAAATAAGTTGAGCTTGGATAAATATCTAAATTTAATTCATCAACTTCCATTCCAACAGATTGATTTATTTCATCTCTTTTTATTAATAAATTATTTGATGAAAAAATATGATCATTCCATAATACATCAACATCTAGACTAGTAAAATAAAATGGTGTACCATCCATTAGAGAAATTGTAATAACTTCAGTTACATAAAATTGTGAATTTGAATTAATTAAATTTAATAATGGTGTTGTTAGTGTTTTCATATAATTCCTTATCTACAAGTAACTAATGTTATTGATCCTAAAGACCACAAATTATGAGCAAATTGACCAAAAGAATCACTATTAGATGAACCAGCACCTGATGGAGCTGAAAATTCTAAAAATCTTACTCTTTTATAAAAAGAAAAATCTGCAGACACAGTAGTTCCTAATGGTACAGCATCATTAAAAGAAACAATACCACTTTGAAAATAATCAATATTATAATTTGATGTAGAATCTAAAATTCCATCTAAATAAATATTAAGGGGAGGATTTCCAGAAACAGGTTCAATAATATCCTGTTGTGGTTCAATAAACCCACCATATTCTCTAATTAATTGAAATTGTTTATTATTTCCGTTTCCTAATCCAATTTCTTGTCCATTTATATTATTATCACTTGGATCTAAAAATAAAAAAGAATCATAACCTCCCTGTCTATTCATATAAAATCCCATTAGTGTTTTTAATTCATTATAATTAGAATCGTCTCTTAAAATTGAATAACTTAAATCATACTGCCATAATGGATTTATATAAAGTGATGTAGTAATTGATTTTCCACTAGTAGATTGTTGTATTAGTGTTGAAAATATTGGTGTTTTATATACATCTATTTTTAATCCTGGTAAAGTTGGATATATTTCATTAGACATTTATTTCTCCATTTTATTTTTAAGTTTATATAATAACATAATTTATCTATACATTCCCATACTCTTTGCACTTTTAACAAGAGATTTTAAAATTGTTCTTCCATTTTTATTAAAGAATGATTTTGTATCTAAAGCTTGAATATTTATAGAAGTTTTATTTCCTCCACCACCATCTCCACCAGTCATATTTCTTACTTTATTAGCTAAATTAGCCGGCAAGACCATTTCATTTTCATGTAATTTTGTAACCGGATTAATTCCTTGCGGTACATCATATCCGCCACTGGCAGCTGCCATAGACATAAATGGAGCATTTGCTGCAACATAAGCAGCTGCAGCAGCTGCACCTAATACTTCTCCAACATAAGGAATATCAGCCCATCCAGCAAATACTGCAGTGGCTCCCATTCCAACATTAGATATAGCCTGAGTTTCATTTGCAGACGCAACAACTTCACCAGTAGCAACTGCATTTTCTTCTTCTACAGATCCTGTTAAATCAACTGCTGCTTGTTGTTCAGCTCCACCTTCTACAATTGCTATAGTTTTATCTTGTTCTGTAGCTATACCTAAAGCTACTTCAATAGCTGCCCAACCTTTTTGAATAGCATTTTTTAGAGCTAAAAATGCCTCAGTTTTTTGTAATTGTTCCATCATTATAGTTATTAATTTCTTTTCTAAATCTTGAGCAAGACTTTGCATTACATTTCCGAATGATTTTTGTTTATTAATCATTCCTGTTAAACTTGAAGCAAATTGATTATCTAAATTATTTAAAGCTTGTTTCCAAGATATGTCATATTTTTGAGCTGCAATTTTAGAATCTTTATCTAAAGTTGCTTCCATTTTACTATTAATAGCTATTATTTTTCTAGATACTTCTTCAGCTATTGCTGGTTTTTTATTTTCTAATATTATATATTCATTTACTTGATCTTCATATATTTTCTTAAGTTTTTCATCTAATTCAAGTGTTAATGCTTGTAATTTAGATGCTCCAATTACTCCAGCAGAATATTGTTTTTCTAATTCTATTTTTTTTGCTGCTGTTTCTTTTTCGGCAATAGATGTTAATTCTTCGCTATTTTTCATTTCATCTATTATTGATTTATCTCTTATTTTTTTAGATAAAATATCAATTTCTGTTTGAATAGCAGCTTTATTTTTAGACCCAGCATTAGTTGTTTCTAATATTTTTGACCAATATAATTTTTCTTGATCTAGTGAAATATCTTGAGTTTCTTTTTGAATTTCTAATTGATGTTTTAATTGATTCATTAACTGTGAATCATCATCAGGAGCTTGTTTTTCTCCTGATTTTAATTTTTTAGTTTTTTGTAATGATTCATTCCATATTTTATCTAATTTTTTATCTGTATTTTCACTATCTTCAACCATTGTATCTGTGGTTGCTCTCCATTGAACTTTTAAATTATCTGATGTTTCTTTTATTGAAGATATAGCTCCCTTTATATCCCCATTAATAAATTTAGATATTGCACTAGATGCACCTGATATTACATAATATAATCCTCTAACAATACCAATACAAGCATCTATAAACTCCTCTGACCACCACAATGTGGTATCGAATACTGTAATTAATCCTTTTAAACCAAAAGATAAAGCTGGTAATCCTCCAGAAGCCAACGATTGCATGGTTTCGCTAAGATCACTAAGTGCTGGCATTAATTGAGATCCAATAGTTATAGCTATAGAACTTAAGGTTAATTTCATTACATTAAAATCTTGGCTAAATTTTATAGCTTTTTCAGATCCTTCTGTAGTTAATGTTAATCCTAAATTTTTAGTAACTTCTTCTGCTCTTTTCATCACTTCATTATTTAATTCTAGATATTTATAAACTTCTGCAGATCCTCGACCAAATAATATAATTGCTATTTTATTTTGTTCAACTCCAGATTCATAATCTCTCATTGTAGAAATAGCATTTTTAAATAATTGTTCTTGACTTAAAAGTTGGTGATTAGTTCCTCTTGTAGTCATACCTAAAGAATTTAATGAAGATTCATTAGTTCTAACTTGTCTATCTAATTTCATATTCATTGAAATATATGATTCTGTTGTACCACCAATTATATTAATTGCTGTAGCTAAAACTGAAGCTCTTTCTGTAGTTTCACCCAATACTCTTGAAAATTGTAATATGGTTTCATTATATTTATTAAATGATTCTATTGCATTTATTGCTTCCTTAACTATAAAACAAGATGCTATAGCCGGACCAACTTTAGATATAATTCCCATTAAATCATTAGCGGAATCAGATATTTGATTTGATGCATTTTTAAATGCTTCGGATCCTTGTTGAGATCCTGTTACTATACCATCTGAATCAGCTGTAATTTTTACATTTAATTCATTATTTGCCATTTATTTTATTCCTTGTTATAAATCCATTACCACCTAATGAATCAACTAATGAATTCATATCATTTTTTTTAGTTATATCATTATTGGTTGTATTTTTTATAGAAACTTCATTTTCATTATTTCTTTTAGTTATACCAAAATAAGATTCTAACATTAAACCAACAGGAGGGTGTTTATTCCAATTTTTATATAATTTACTGATTCTTGGAATTGTCATATTTTCTTCAACATAATCCCAAGTCCATCCTGTATTTGTACATATATTTATAATAATTTCGTCCCAGTTAGTGTCACTATATGCTAATTTTTCACTACTGGTTGTTGTTCCCCCAGATATTTAGGTTCATCTTGTCCCATACAAGCAAAAATTGCTGCAACTATATTTTTAATATCTACAATTTCTTCAATCTCAGCCATTGTTACTTCTGGATAATTTCTTTTTATAGATAAAAATATAATTTTTAACATTGCTGCCTGTTGTAATTCTGGATTTTTTGTATCAGATAATTGAGCAGACTCTTTTTTTAACATCTTTGACATTTTAATATTTAAAGCAGGGATAATTATTTCATAACCACCCATTTTTAAACTAATTCCTTCAATTGGATTATCTTTCAACTTAATCATTTTTTGTATATCCTCCCACTATCAATTTATAATTTGTTCTATTGTTTTGTTTGTATCTAAATGACGAAAAAAATTGGCTGCTTAAAAGTATTAAAATACAAATAAGCAGCCAGTAGGAAAGAAAAAGATTATATTTATTCTGCGTTAGATATAGTTCCTAAAACACCACTATCATCTACACTCATTGAAAAATCTATTTCTGGAATAGTCCAGTCTGATAATTTAGTAGCAAATGATAATTTAGTAGATGTAACTCTATTAAATGTATACACTGTATTTTTTCCTCCATATTGTCCACTTAATGTCATTTGGAAGAACGGAGACTGTCCCATTAATTGATTTTGAATAGTTATAATATTTGAATTAGCAGCAGTATAAGTATAAACATAGCTAATTAAAACACTAGCTGTAGCATCTAAAGTATTAAAAGTGTAACCACCAGTTGAATCTACAGAATATTGTCCAATTGTTGATGGTGATGATGCTCTTGTTAAAGCAATATTGTTTGTATATGTAACACCAAGATCTGATAAGAATGTTGTATTATTTTTAGTAATAACTTTAAATGGTGTTCCTGGTACAATAGCAGCTTCTTGATAAACTACTATATTTTGAGATCCTGATGTAATTGTTTGTCCTAGAAATACATTAAACAAACTTCCAGATATTCTTGCTATTTTAGCTTTACCTGTGCATTTAGCTTCTCCACGAGCAGTTGCAATTGGAAATTGATATTGTCCATACAAAGGTTTTTCTGAACTCGATATATCTATACTTATATCTTGAAGGTTTGCAAAATTGACTGGAGTAGGGTTTGTTACTGCTAATCCAGATGTACTAATGGTAGGTGTAAAAAATAACTGACCTGCTCCAAAAAGTTCTGCCATGTTGTTGTCTCCTATACTAAAAATATTAGTTGATTGTTATTAATTTATAATTTGTTCTATGTGTTATGATAGATTAGATTGTTAATCATTAACTAGGACTTTCAATCTCTATTGATACAGTACACATCTCTACTTTATCCACTAAATCTTCAAATATTTCAATTTTATCATGTATTCTACAATAAGAAACAATTCCTCCCAATGTTTGAGGTTGATTGTCGCTAGGAAATAATGATTCTAATTGATCTAAAATTGGATTTAATATCATAGTTGAAGATTGATCTTGATCTGAATTAGTACTTATATAAATAACTAATAAAACATGCATATGCCAAATATAAGGAACACCTTTTCTAGGAATTATAATTTCTTCATCTTTAGATTGTTGAAATATTGCAGGCATTTCACTACTAGATAAGTCGCTATAATGTTTTAGTTTTCTAGATATAGTTTTAAATCCAGTTACTTGTGGAATAGTTGATATTAAATTAAAAAGAGAACTGTAAATTAATTCACGGTTCATTTATTTACCTCCTGCTTTTGATATCAATTCTTTAACAGCTTGATCAAATTCTTCCTTGATTGAATTTTTGCTTTCGTTTAAAGAATCTCTCATATAATAATGAGCTGGAATTGTAATAGAATGTGCGTTGATCTTTTTGAAAAAGCATTGTTTTCCATTCCATACAAAAGCTAAACAACTTGCATTCTTAGGATATATATCTGGTAGATTGACAGTTCCACCATATTCTTGAATAGGAGCATATATTACATTACTAGAAACGGTACCTGTGATATAATTTCCAGAATCTTGAACATCTGTAACTATAGAATCTCTTAATCTTGGAGGGGAACCATATTTTAATATTTGATTAGATAATTTTTCAAATTTAATTTTAGTTTGAAGTCTAATAACACATCTTTGCATTGCTTTAATAAATATATCATGTGCATTAGTTCCTAAACTTCTTATATTATCTGATATTTTATTAGGATCACCAACAATTTGAATTTTAAACATATTTATATTGGAATCACATTTATATATCTATCTAATACAATCTTAATATTGTCTGGAATATCTTTAATTATGTAACTTACTGTTTGTCCAGATACACTCTTAGATTGTTGTCCAACATGATCTCTTTCTCTAAACTTATAAGCTACTAATTCAACACAAGATTGATTTATATCTTCTGGTATATTTTCATATCCAGATACATATGATATTTCTACATTACTCTGACCTTTAACAAAATCATAACCCCTTAATTGAATATATGAATTAGTATAAAAATATCCAGTTTTAGTTGAATCATCAATATTATTTGGAAAAGCAGGGATATTTATATTATTTATGGTTAAACTATTAATATTTAATATTGGATTGTTTTTAGTCATCATCATTTTAGAGTGACCATAACCAGATCTAATTTCATCATAGATTTCAATTTGAAAATTATTAGATGTATATGTTCTAATAAGTGTACTACAATTTGTTATGAGTTTACCTAACATTATATCTTCAGGTGAGAAGATGGTATAATTTATAGCTACATTCACTCCACAATCAACTGAGGCAAATGTATAAACTCCTTGTGATACATTGTATTGATTGTGAGTTGTAGGTGTATTAGATTGATTTAGAAGAGATCCATCTTGAAGATTTATTAATTGAATTGTTGATGTATAACTAGCAGCCTTAGAAACTGTTACTTGATATGGAGAATCTGGAATTGTAATAACTTCAGATTGTATTCCAATCCCTAACCATGATTTAACATCTATAATATTACACAAATCTTTATAATTCATTATTGATTGTTTCCTTGTTTACTAAATTTATAATTTGTTCTAGATGTTTGTTGGTGTGATTGATCCAGCGAAAAAAATATCCCATACATTAACTCTATTTGTATGGGACTTAGAAAAGGAGTATTATTTTAACTTACATATCCAACCTTTAGTTTTATGATATTCTAACATACATCTATAACTAATATTATTATTTTCACAAAATTGTTTTAAATTATTAGTTTCAAATTTATTATTATTAGGATCTATACAAATATAAGTTTTTCTGTGTTTATCAGCACATTCTTTATTTTGTTTTATTGAATGGATTTTTCCTATATTTTTTCCAATCATTGATTTACTTCTTTTTTCACATGTTTCTTTATTTTGTTTTAATCCTGTATGTGATATCTTACATTTTTTTGCAGCTTTATAAATTCTAGAATCTATTTCTTTATTTAATCCTTTATTCCAACTAGTTGTTAATCCTTTCTTTCCTTTATTCCAAGCTTTAAATCCACTAACACCATTTCCACCATCTGTCAAATTATAACCACCATTATAATCTCTAGATCCTTGCCAAACTATACAATATCTTTCAGACCAATTTAATTCATGTTTATTTTTACATACTATCAATATTTCTTTTTTAAAGTTTTCTTTTCCATACTTTTTAAGAGCATTTAAAATGTATTTTCCAGAACCATAATAATTTGAATTATTATTACAAGACTGACCAACATAAATCTTATCATTAATTAAGTTTGTAGTCTTATAAATAATCATAAATATATCCTTTTTATATTTGTTCAATATAATTTAGAAAGTGACCAGCGAAAAAAATAAGTCCACCTATTTCTAAGTGGACTTATTATTAAATTGTTAATTGTTAAATGTTAATTATGCGTTTCCAATATTAGCAATTATTCCCATTGAAGGAGCAAAATAATGTTGTAGAACTGAGTCCACATAAATGCCCAGTTCACGAGTCATTCTCAGCTCCGGCCAAACAACTTGCATGTAGTCATATCTACATTTAATTTGCATAAGATTTGACACATTGCTCAAGGAATAGGGTAACTTTGAGGTTGTAAATAAAATCGTGCCTGTAGGCATATTTGGATGAATTTTGATAGAAACCATTTCGCCATCTGCATTCATTGAGAAAGGATTCAAAATACCTTTAACTACTGAACCTCCAGTAAGAGTTCCATTAACTGTATCAAAAACAAATCTCTGTGCTCCACTATTTGCATTAGCAAGAATTTTAGAAATAATGTTTTTCTTTTCTTGACTTGATACCCAGATAGTATCTGGACTTAATTTATAATTATCCCAGAAACTTTGAAATGCCACATTAAATTCATTTATGCCGCCATCGGAATCAGAAGTCAAACCAGCACCATCGCATGAATAAAAATAAGCGCCAGATGAAGTTTTAACAGCTTGAGCAATTAAACCATCATATTGATAGCTATTTGCAGAATAATTATTTGAGCTATTTAACGTAGTAATATCTTGAGTTGAACCTAAACTTGCATCTGCAGTAATAGTTGCAATATTAACTGAAGTAATTTTAGATAGTTTAGGATTATGACCACTAGATCCAATAAACCATGCATATCCAGCTGCGCCTTCAACTGCAGCAACTTTAACATCAACAGCAGAAGTAGTATCTAAAGCAGTAAATGAAGCTGAAGCTGAGATTTTTGAAGATCCAGCATTACAAGTATCTGTATTAGAATAAGGACCAGCAGATGTATTAGTAACAGTCTGTTTAACACCAACAGTCATATTAGATCTACCAAAACCATCTGGTGTCAAAGCTATACAATAAATTGTATAAGGATTGTTAACACTAGTTAACGTTCCAACTGTAGCAGATTTAGTAGGAGTTGCTAAAACTGGTTGAGCTAATCCAAAGGTTCCAAAAGATCCAAGAATAACTTTTTCTTCTGCAATCATCATTGCTCTCAATAATCCCATTGAATTTAATTCATACAAATCTTGAAAATTTTTAGCAGATTCATATGCTTCTCTAGTTACACTTGATTCTTTACCTAATTTTCTATATACAGCGGTATATTCAGTGACAGTTTGTGCAATTTCAGCTGCTCTATTTCCTTCACTAACACCTGCTGGAGTATTGTTAGTATCTATAGCAGTAACTGCACGCCAATTAGCTTGTCCACCACCATTTGCTTTGACTCTAGGAATCATATTTCTTAAAGGAGTGACTACTGGATACAATATTTTTGCTGGTGCTTCTAAATCGTAGAATGTAATTCCGGTTACTGGGTTTCCAGAATCTGTAAAGCTTTTAGCTAAATTTTCATCTGGTTTACTTAGGGCTTCTTTTACAAGGTCCAATGCTTCATTAACTGACATTTTATTTATCTCCTAATGTTTATTTGTTTGTTTTATCTAATGCATCAACCAAGGATTGATTATTTCTTAATTTTATTGGATTACTAAGTGCTTTAGACATTAATAATTTAGATGCTTTTTCAATGCTATCTTTATCATTCATATCAATTTTAATTTCATCTTCTTCATTAACAGAATCTTTAACATCTGCAAGTTTATCAATTGATTTAGCAATACCTTTAGCTGGTTCAGGCATAGATTTTAGTTTAGATATTTCTTCTTCTTTATCAACTAGAGTCTTTTTAAGATCCGTGAGAGTTTTAGTTAATTCATCTTTCTGTTTTGAAAGATCTGTGATTTTAATTAAATTATCATCACTAACTATAACTACTTCTTCTTTGTTGACTTCTTTTATATTTTCAGGAATTGATTCTTTTTTCAAATCCTTAAATTCTATTGTTTTGTTTGCTTCTTTATCACATTTAGCACCTAATTCTACTATATGATCATGAATTTTTTGAATTTTGTCTACTGTTTCTTTTGAATGTTTAGCACCTGCTTTTTGAAGATTACATTTATCTAGTAACTTTTTCATTGCATCTTCTTTAAATTCTGCAACTCTATTTATTACATCATCTTCGTCAGATTCTAATATTTCAGAAGCAATGAAATTCTTTAGATTCTCGACAACAGATTTTAAACTTGTAATCTGGTCTGTATCTTCAGGATCTGTTCCGCCTTCATTTTCCTCACTTAATAGCAAGGAAACAATATAAGATAAAGCTTGAATAGCTGTGTTAGAATCACTAATTTCCTGACCAGCCCATTTTTTCATTTCAACTGGATCTATTTTATTCATAGTTCCTCCATTATTTATTTTTTTAGCAGCTGGAGGACCATCTTTATCAATTTTAGATTTCCAAGCGGCTACTATTTTAGATTTTATACTTGATACATCTGAGCTTGAATACTTACTAGAATTCTTAGGTATATTTATATAATTCCAAGCTGCTCTAATATGTGCTTCTGTATCTATCGGATATTTATGATTTTTTTCATCTGCAAACTTAACATCACCATATTTTTCTTTCCCTTCTTTAGGGTTAGTATCTTTTCTTTGAGCTATCTTTTCTAAAGACTCAGCTATCTGAGATTTAAATACATGTTTAACTAAAGATCCATCTGCTTTTTGAATTTCAAAAACACATTCTTGATTACATGGAGAATCTACTAAAGATACTTCAGAAATATCTGCTGTGTATCTTTTATATTTGGAATTATCAGGATCTTTCCATTTTTTAATATATTTTCCACCAATACTAAAACCTGTAAAATCACCTTGAAGAACATGATTCCATTCCACATCATCAGTAACTTTAGCTGCTATTTCAATAGTTTTAGAATCATCATTCATTATTACATCTTCAGCATGACCAGCTAATCTAGTAGGTGTATGTTGAACTCTAATATTTCCAGCACTTTTACCTTCTGTTGCTTTTTGAAAGAATTCAGTCCAAGATTTTACGTATGGTTTTGAAGATTCATAATCAAATATTTCATCTGATTTATCTGGAGTTTCTGTAGCTGCTAATCCATATACTAATCTTTTTTCTTCATCTACCTTAGTTAATGGAATGAATATAGATAAAGGTTTTTCAATATCTATAGATTTTAAAACTTCAATATTTTTAGTATTCATATCAGAGATTGAAGATTTAATTACTTCTAATTTTTCATTATTGATTTGATCCAAGAATATATCTCCTGTACAATATCTAATTTTATAATTTGTTCTATATCAAAATCAAGATTAGATTTTTTCACTATTTATAAATCTGTATCTAATGAGGGAAAAATATCACATTCACAACCGGGGTGAGCTAAAGGTGCATCATCACCACTCGAAAATGAATCATTAATATCTATAGATCCTTCATCTTCATTTGCTTGACATTCATCACAAGTGTCTCCACCTAAACAAATCCAACTCTTTTCATTAACAACTCCAGATTCTTTATAAGCAATCATATTTCCAGTAATATCCGCTTGTCTAACTTCTGTTCTGGTTATTAAATCAGCTCGTTGTTCACTAAATGCATAATTTCTTTGCAGAGTATCACTTAGCTTTGCTGAGGTTTCTCCAGTTTCTAATGCTTTAGTTATATCAGTTCTAATCATGTTTCTGGTTGATTCATCTATCTCTGTAATTAACTCGGCAGAATGTTCACTTGCATATTGGGTTGCTAGATTAGTCATTTCCCCAGATATTGCTTTAGAATCTAATCCAATTTGAAATATAGATTGATATATACCATTTTGTGCAACTGCATCCAATATATCTTGAGTTGGATTTACTAATAATAACCACCCAGATAAATCTATTTCATCTAATATCTTTTGTATTTGATCTTCAACTCCTGCTTCTTTATTTAATTTACTAAAATTATTATTAACAACCTTCATAGTTTCTATCTTAGCAATTTTCAATGCTTTAGTAATTACTGATTTAAGTTTGATTCTATTTTTTATAATAAGTTTTCTATCTCTATTAATAGGTTTTATTCCGACTTTTTTTTTAGAATTTA